ATGAACACTACTACTGTTGATGATCGTTCGACCGAGCAGAAGAATACTCACGTCTGGGGCGTTGTCGCCAAGGACAAGTTCATGAGCGGCTGGGGCGGCGCTGCTGGCGGCACGTCTCGCTGCGCGTGGGCGGTTCCTGCTGGCTCCTCGCTTGAGCGGGTGTTCAACTGGGTTTCGGCTCGCAAGGACTTGCGAAACGTGAACATCGTGAACCTGAACACCTATCGTGCTCCCCGTGGCACTGCTCACTTTCATATCTACGTGGTGACCGAAAATCATCCCGCCCTTGGTTAAGTTCTTGACTTTTCATAAAAACCTGCCAAGCTGTTCTACGTTATGAACAACACTATCATCTCCCCCACACTCGAAACTCCCGCCGCCGTCGTCAACGGTCCCAAGGTCGGCGACATCCTCGTCAGTTGCTCTGGGTATGAGGCGTGCATCGCCCACTTCGCCAAGGTCGTGGCGGTGACGAAGAGCAGCGTCAAGCTCCTGCGCCTTGGCAGCATCAACACCTACAAGGGGTCGGGCGGCATGGAGTGGACTAGCGTGCCCAACTTCAGCGCCGAAAACGACGAGACCGAGACCAAGCGGTTCAAGCCGTATGGCAACAGCTACAAGGTGAAGGAAAACAGCTATGCCACTTTTTACAAGTGGGGTGGCGAGGCGATTAACTGCTTCAATCACCACTAAAATTTTGGGTTAGAGGGTGTTCATCGGGGGAGGAGCGTGGTGGCTCCTCCCCCATTTCTTTGTGCTTGACTTTCTATAAAAATCTGCCATAGTTATTGGCATAATGAAGACCACCACTAATCTGAAGATTCGTTCTGTGTTCACCTCTGGCGTCAACCTCGGCGGCGTGAGCCACAAGCCGAAGAAGGGCAAGGGCGCTTACACTCGTAAGGAAAAATACGCCAAGAACTGGGATTGACAATCCCTTTTTTTATCTCAAAATACTACCATTATGAAAAATCTACTGCTGTTTGCTGGTGCAATTCTGTTTAGCGTGTTGTCCATTTTCGCCATCAGCTTTTATTCCTTCACCACCATAGCTTTGACTATCATCACCATAGCTACAGGATTTTTTGTATTGCGCCGCATAAGTGCTTGACTTTCTATAAAAATTCAGCATACTAATAATCAAGATGAAAAAGACCAAGAAGACTAGCAAGAAGACTACCAAGCCCACCAATATTGCGCCTAGCTATGATAGAGGCATTGAGCTTTTGGCCAAGGTGCGTTATAATCTGTGGATGGGTGGTAGCGAGACCGTAGACATTGATTTGTATAATGCATATCATTTGCTTGGTGCATTGTATGGCAAAACTCCCGATGTAGTCATGGAAGAAGTCGAAAAGAAGACGCACGAAATTTATGCTGAACGCTGGGCGAGCCGTGTAAATGCTTGACTTTTTATAAATCATAACCCAACATAGCGCCGTTATGAAAAACACCACCACCGCCAACGCCATCAAGACCGAAAAGGTGATGCTCGTCACCAAGTTTGTTCTAAACAAGGATTTCACTTACTATCGAACGCCCGACTTGCCCCCCGTCACTTACAAAAAGGGTCGAGTATTGGAAACGATTCGCCACCGTAGGAATCATTACTACCCCACGGATCATCAAATCATCCTTGGTCACGGTTGGGCCGAAGTTATCCCTGCTGACCATATCGAGGCCAAGTGGTACGAGGAAACCACCAAGACGGTGGTTGAGACGTTGGAAATTCCTGTCAAGTAAAGCTTGACTTTCTATAAAAAATCCACCAATCTATCGCCCGTATGAATAACACCACCCTAACCAAGCCCGAACAGAACCTGATCAACAAGCTGACCACCGACTACAGCCTGATCGTGAGTGACAAGTGGACCGTCGCAAGCAACCCGCTGAATGGCGTGGAAGTGGAGACCACTCCGCTGGTCGCTGCGCTGATCCGCTTCGCTCAGGTCGCGTATCGGGGCTATGCGCTATTCGGCAAGATGACCTTCCGCCACAAGCCCGTGAGCATCCAGACGTATGACCGAGTGCGATACCTTGTCCTGAAGCTGGACAAGAACGCTTACGCGCAAGTGCTTGACTAACAACAAGGGAGGCATAAGCCTCCCTTTTTTTCTTGCTTTTTATAAAATAATTCGCCATAGTATGCGCACGATGAACAACACCACTACCGCTGACCGCTTCGCCATCTATCGCGCCACCGCTGCGGCTCAGGCCAAGGCCGTCCGGTACGCGAGCTATGCCGTCTTCCACAACGACAGGCAGATCGCCAACGTCCGCTTCCCCAGCGACACCACCAACGCCAACTTCGCGGGGGTCTGCTTCTACAACCCCGTGACTGACACCTTCTTGGGTGACACGCAGGTGGACGAGTACTTCGTCAAGCGGGTGGGGTAACCCCCTCGTGGTGGGGGCGGGGGTATGGGGGTTATAGGGGGCTTTACCCCCACCCCTAACCCCCTGTAGGTGGGGGGTTTAGGTGTCTTCTAGGTGGGGGTAGGGTATACCCCCCACGGGGGGCCAGATACCTTTTATACTTATAGTCAATTTTTCTGCCACACTTTCATATATACACAATTATATAATCTTTATAATTCATATATAACGCCTTATAAATCTATATCTTCTTTATCATCCTTTTTCCGTATATACTTTTTTACATTATTACCCCATTTTTTCAATTTTAAAATTTTGCTAATTTAGTTATAGGATTTTTGTATATACAGTTATGTTTTTTTAATTTTATAACGTGTATATTTTTGTTATGTGATTTTTATATATATTGTATATGCATATACTACTTAGAAGTCTATTGAATGAAATAAAGACTCAACAGGATACTCCACAGTTCAAGAATTGGTTTAAAAACAGTGCGGTTGTTGATAGCAGTGGAAAACCTTTGCGTGTATATCATGGCACAAGCAAGGATCTTGATTTTACAAAGTTTAAAATAAAGCAAAATGGTATATGGTTTACAACTTCATCAGATAGTGCTTCATCATATGCGGATCAGAATGATAGCATGAAGACTGAGCCTGATTGGTCAAGTGGGGGAATGACTTATAAGAGTATGAATACAGCGTCTAGGGTTATTCCTGTATATTTGTCTATTCAGAATCCAGCCAAATTGAATACCGAGCAGGCAAATAAGCTAAAGCATGCTGATAATTATACAAAAGCACAGCGCGAGGTGTTTAATGATTTGAAATCTCAAGGATATGACGGCGTTGATTTTGGGCATGGTGTATATGTGGTATTTGAACCTACTCAAATAAAGTCTGCTATTGGAAATAATGGGAATTTTGATCCAAAGGATCCAAACATACACAAGTGACATGCATATACTACTTAAAAGTTTGTTAAAAGAGAATGATGAAAAGCATATGGAATGGCGAGCAGATTGGCTTAAGCGTCATAAAGCTACATATACAGAGGATGGTAGACTTATTGCATATCACGGCACACCATCAAAGAATATATCTGGCATAAAAAAGAATGGATTTAGGCAAGGTACATATTTTTCATTAAGACCAGAGTATAGCAAACGTATTGCTTCTACATATCATGATGTGCCAGAAGATAAAATAACTGTTCTTACGGTCGGTCTTCCTATGGATGCTATTGATTTTGTTATGTCTGATATAGTTTCATCAAGAGTTATAGGCTTTGATGAAACTATAGTGTGATATATACCAATAATTCTATTTTTTAAGCGTCTTTTTCAGTATCTTCTTTGGTTGGCGCTTTTGGGTTCTTTTCTTCTATCTGTTTCTTGTCTCTTAGCTTTTGCTTTTCTTGTTGCTCGTTTATATTATACTTTATGCTGAGTTTCCATTTTGGCTCAACTGCCTTTGGTGGAAAATCAAACATCATGACGCTAAAGTTGTATTTTTTTGAATGTAATAGTATAGGTGCTTTTATTTTGGCTGGAGATCCATAATATAATGGCGAACCCATATCCATATCATATAGATAATTCATGCTACCCATATCTATCCAAAAGAATACTGGATCAATATCCATTCCTCTTATCTTTTTTGGGTTAGTATATTTTGGCTTTGGTTTTGATGGCGGGGCTTCATAATTTATGCCATTCATTCTTTCTTCAACTTTCCAACCTTTTGTTGAGTCTCTATCAAGCTTATATGCATATATTTGTTTTGGCTTGTCGTTTGGCTTTATGTTCTTGTTTAGTTCCTCGATGTGTGAATTTAGTTTGGATGTTATAAGATTTAGCGAGCCGTGATGAACTGGATCGCCCATGCTTGAGTCATATAGCATATATTCTGATGCTGATAGCTTGAATATATAAAAGATAGTTTCGTCGGGCGGTATTCTTGGTTTCTTATTTGGTGCGGTTTTAGCCATATATTCATATATAACTATGCTTGCGGTGTTATATTTATAATTTATATAAAATATGGCGGTATTTTCGATCAATCCATTAAATTACAATTCTACCGAATTTCCACTCTGGAAAGGTTCTACGTTTGCGTTTAATGACCAAAAAACCGAGCAAATATATCCAATCAACCAAGTTATATCAAATGGAGATATTGTTCAGCTATCAGCCAGCCAAGTATATTATAGTTTTGATTATTATGCCATATATCCTCCGCACACAATTTATAGTGCTGGAGCATTCTGGTATACTACGGTAAAAGGATTTACTGCATCATATGATCCTAATACCATCGTGAAAATAGGTGCAACGGTGAATATTACCGGTTCGGATGCTGGCATTCGTGCTATTTATAGATAACAAACATGAACAACGTAAATCAAAATGAATTAGGCAAGGTTATTAGAGATATGCAACCTGATATAACAAAGTCTCCAAATTATAATGCAGCAGCGGCTAATATCGTGAAACAAGGCATAGATCAAAAGCACGCATTTCGTGCAGAAAATAATCCTTTTAAACCAAAGAGTAAATTATTATAAGATGAAAAAGCGTATTCCATTTGATATAGAGTTTTTGCTGGAAAGTATAATGACTGAAAGTCCAGACAGATTTTTTGTCAGCCCTTCGGATGTTCAAAAACTTGAAAAACTTGGAATAAAACGCAAAGAAACGGTATCTATTCGGTGGGATGATCCTGACGCATATCCATTCTTTATAGAACCAAAAGACAAGATAATAATATATCTGCATCGCGGAACGCACGGAAGCCTGGATTTGATTCTTAGATATGCTGGGCATAGTTCGCGTGGGAAACAAGATGTGTTTGAACGTAATTATGAATTTAGACGTATGGATGGCGATCCTGGACTTATAGCAAAAAGAGACAAAGCATATGAGTGTTATTTTCACGGCCTAAATGCGAGCAGTCTTGAAGATGTTCGCAAGTATCTAGAAAAGCATAGAGAATATTTTAAAAAGCTTGATATTCGGGGCGGTGGCAACGACGATGAATCAAATGAACTTGCTGGTAGAATTTGGGTAGATGCAAATGTAGTAAGTTTTTGGAATGAAAAAGACAGGGTGATGCCATATATGAATCAAGTATATAGTTTCATGAAAAACTATAACATGAATCTTGAAACTGCATTGTATGAATTTATTGATAGTCGCGGAATTTATACATACAAAGAATTGACCGGTAATATTCCCGACGACAAAGAAAAATTGAGCCCAGAAGAAATACAGGCATTGAAAGCACAAAAACATTTCAAGAAAGATAAGGCAGATTATAGTCCAAGTTTTTGGAACAGGCAGGATAAAAAAGCAGCAAAAGGATTTGACTACCCAGCAAAAGCAACCGCAGCAATGCCAGCACTTGAAGGACATATCAAGCTGAAAGATTTGTTGAAAGAAAGCCCAGATACGGTGCTTAGTGTTGATGGAGAGTTCAAGATTGCGAAATATATGGATGGCGACGCTATAGCATTTTTTATTTATCCAAAATTTTCAGCAATCAATGAGGGTGGAGTACATACTGATATAATGGAAATTCTTCAATACGCTCACGAAAATATGGAGTATATTAAAGCCACTGAAGAAGATATGCGTGATTTTTATGATATGGTTTCTAATCGAGAAATTGAAATATCAGATTTTGAAGCTATGTTTGATTCTGTAAGTTCTGGTCCATTGGCAGATTTTATCAAATCTGGTAAAGTTCATGACGATGATGATCCTGGCGCATTTAGAGTAAAATCCGGTGGATTAGCTGGCAGATTATGGTATAGAAAAAAAATAATATCATTCTGGAACAACAAGGCTGAAGTGATTGAAAAATGGAACTACGTTGAAAGATTGTATAAGGATTTTCCAACCATACTTGGAAACATTGAAGAATATAAAGTTGATTGGCTTGACAGAGATGTTCGCAATGGTGGTCCACTTACGCCAGCAAGTTCAATAACTGCGGGAATGAAAACAGATGTTGGCCAAACCGATTTTCTGGATAAACTTACTGATGAAGCTCCGATTGATCCAGAAGAAATCAAAAGAATACAGCGTGAGCTTCATATGATGACGCCAAAAGAAAAGAAAGCGGCATTAGAAAAGCTTGGAGCAAAGAATACCAAGACTATAGACATCGCAAACAAACTTGGTATGAGTGTAGCAGAGTTCAATCACATAATGAATGTGAATGAAGCTAATACTTCCAACTAAATATTGTTCGTATCAATCCCTTTAAATAAAATGTGGGGTTTTTGCCTTTAGCAATACACACGCACAAGCATTTAAAATGTATATAACCATGTTGTATTCGGTCATTTACGCTAAACTTACTCACGGTCATTATAAATAGTAATTATTCTAATATTTTGTGCTTGATATTTTAAGATAGTATGGTAAGGTATATGAGTATGAATGATACATCTAACACATATACTATCAAGCGTGGTCGCGGTCGTCCCAAGAAGATCGTGACTGATGAAAATGGCGACGAAGTCCAGTATAAGAAGGTTGGTCTTCCCGGCATGATTGAGCCCAATGAGCATGACATTCGCGATGAACTGTCTTATCTGGACAGTTATAACTATTCTCGTTACAACGAATAACACAAAAACCAAAACATGAGTAATAATACGCTCGAACAAACTGAAACCACAATGTACGCTGTTTTTCGGAACAACGTCCGCGTCAGCGACTCGGAGTACGACTCCAAGTTGGATGCCCAGCGAGAGCTTGACTATTGGACAGGTATCATCAAGCGATACCCCGATGGTAGCAAGCTGGAAATCCGCCCCCTGAACCAGAAGAAGGCCAGAGTCTAAATATATGAAGAACAACCAAGGTCTAAAACAGCGTATTTTGAGCGCAACTTCTACCGACGAAGTTGAGAAGTTGCTCAACGAAGGAAAGAAGTATGAGTTTGCGAGCAAGAAGACTCGCAACTCGTGGGCAAGTGCGGCTCGTCGCAAGGCTGCTGGTGAAAAGTATGTCGCTGGCACGACTGAAAAGCCCAAGAGCAAAAAGAAGGCTCGACGAGCCCGCATCTGAACCAAGGGGAGGGAAACCTCCCCTATTTTTTATGAAAAAACTGAAGAAACGAGAAAATCAACTGCTGAGTATGAGGCTTGATATTCTCAATCCCGTATTTGGTGAAATGTGGAATAGGTTTGAACCAATGGTATTTGACGACGACGCCGAATCTGTTGAGTTAGAAATCTATAACAATAACTTTAGAATCGTCGCTAATCCAGAAGTTTGGAAAAAATACAAGCACGATAAAAAGTTGTTTGTTATTTGCCACGAACTATGTCACGTAATGTTTGGTCATTGGCTTATAAATCCAAAGATGGACAGAGAGTGGTGTAATATTGCCCAAGACATACAGGTCAATCAGTTTTTGTTCAAATGGTACTTCAAGGAGAAGGATATTGGCAAAGATATGGCAACGGTGAAAACTGTTTTTAAGCATAAAGCTAAAATGGTTTATACCAACAAAGATTATACTTATTATTATGACATATTGATGAAATGCACATCCTAATATAATAAATGGGGTCCATTCATATATTTATTTGTATATATGGTGGATCCCATTGATAAATTTTTAGGTGAGGCAGAATTCACATTTGACACACTAAATGTGGACAATGCGTATGATATTTTCAATCAAAGTTATATAAAGTCAACAGGCAAGAGTTGGGATAAAGATAAGTTTGTTGAGCGAGCAAGAAACTGGACATTTTACGGAGATGAAAATGGATATGTTGCGGTAAGAGTTCAGAATAGTGGAATGGTCAAATTGGTTGGTGTAGCGGGTAGCCCAAAATCAATTTACAAGGGAATACAAGAAGTAAAGAACAAGTATTCTAATATGCCATTATGGGGAATGGTAAGTAAGGAAATAGCCAACCAGTCAGAGAAAATGGGATTCAAGGTATTGAGGCTAAAGAACGATATAAGCGCCAAGATATTCTTGAAATTGATCAAAACTATTATTCCTTCCAGTGTGTTTGGAGGCGCAAAAATCAATGGAATAAATTCTGATGGAACAATTGGGTTTGAATATTCGGATGTAGGCGAGGCAAACAAAGTTTTGGTCGGAAATGAAATGTACTTTGATGGATTGAAGGAAAAAATAACAGCAAGCGACAAAGTTCCAGAGTTTGTAAAAAATAAATTAGATCAACTGTTTTTTGATTCTGGATTGCTTTCTGAAAAACGGCGTGGTGGAGAAAAAAATCCAAAAATCCCTTATACCGAAATGCTTGATAAGTATATGGACCGCGATGACATATACATCACATTTACTCATTTTATAAAGGCAGGTATAAATCCAAACAGTAGTTATGATACTCCGCTGGGTGTATATTGTTTTCCGTTGAAAAAAGCCGCCGAGTTTTATGGTAAAAAAAATGGAATTATAAACTTTCCATTTGCGGCAGGAAGACCATATATTTTTATATTGAAAGAAAAAAATAATATAAAAAAGATTGATGTATCAAAGTATACAGCATCTGATGGCGAAAAGGACATCAAGAAAATTATAGAAATATATAAGGATAAAGTCGAAGATATTGAGGAATTGCTAAGAAGGGCGAAAGCAGGCACAGACTTTGCAAAACTTGGAGTCGGCGTGTTTTGGTATTTCTGCAAGCTGGTAAGTGATGAACTTGGTGGAAAATCAACAGTAAACTGGAATAAAATTTTAAGAAAAGATCTTGGGTACGGGTTGGTCTTTGATGGAGGATACGGTGTTATTCATTCAAACGAACGATGTCAGGCATTTTTCACAGACAGTTCTAAATTTGAGATAATAAGTTATTTGGATAATCCAGATCCATCCGACCTTCCGAGCGAAGACGAATGGAAGGCTGAAAAATCAAAGAGAAAAGATAGAGGAAGAAGTTATAAAATAAATCTGGGAATAGTTGCGAACGATTTCAAGGCTGCGGAGGGATTTCTAAGAACTAGAAATACAACATCAGATGACTTGGGGGCTTTGTTGCAACTAACAAAAGACAAACAAAAGATGGTCGATCTTATTCTCAAAACAAAAAGAAATAGAATTGATTATTCCGACATACCCGTCTTGTTCTATTGGTCAACAAACAAGGAAAAGATTGAAAACGATATTCTTTCAATAAAAGGATCTTCACTCAGCGCGGGCGAAGCAGAATATATACTAGAGTTTGCCGTCGATAATAAAAAAACAATAGAAAAGATACTTTCAATTCCCGGCATCAAGCTGGATTATGCATTAATCAGAACTATATTTTATCAAAATAGATGGAACGAGGATATAGCCATACGAATAGCGAATATGAAAGGCGACAAGTTGACAGGAAATGATGTCGAAGAACTTTTTAGATCAAAAAAATCAGATAAATTAGCGAACACAATTTTTAATCTAAAAAAGAATTCATTGGATGCAGAGGTTGTAACGCCGTTGCTGTTGGGTTGTGTTGATGCGAAAAAAATGATTGACCAGATTGTTGAAACCGGTAACTCGGACTCAATGGATGATAGAAATGTGGAACTCGCTATTGCGAAATACCCAATCAAAGAAAGAGAATCTTTGGCTATCAAGCTTTTAAAATTGATTGGATCTAAGTTGACCGATTCTCAATTTGCTTATATTTTTTCAGGTATTCACGATGAAAAAAATATAAAAGCGGTCACGAACTATATAATAGATGTAAAAAATAACTCGTTGAGCCACGATATGATTGAAAATCTCTTGCGCTACGGTGTAGATCCTATTCGACTAATTCCAAAAATATTAAAAGTAAAAAAATTAACTGATTTGGATAAAAAAGCGATTGTAAAACATGCAAAAGATGTAAATCAAGTTATTGAAATGATTGGGGGAATATCTCCAAGCACGGTTGAGGGTATGGATATAGGTCTCACGAAAGATCCTCGCGGGTTGTTGAATTATGTTATAGAGAATGGAAAAAAATTTGATTACGCCACAATAAGTCTCGTGATACGTTTGGCAGACAGCAGCAAAGAAAGATTGCTTAATTTAAAGAAAATTAGTACAAAAGATCCAAGTATTTTTACAGATTATGGTACGTTTAACTTACTTGTATACTCTACGGAATATATGGATCCAGATGATAAAGAAGAAATGATGAATTATATTCTTGAGCATATAAAAAACAACTCGATTAATTTTACGGATGTTGGTACGGAGATAATAAATGTCAGTGGCGGCAAATATATAGAAAAATTTGTTGACGCAATGAATACACGTTTAGAAATTTTGGGTATAAGGGAGGTTGATAATATACTTCAAAAATTACTAAATTTCGAAGACAGCGCCGCTATTCGTATTGTACAGAAAATATATAATTATAGTAAAATGGGCAGCGATCAATTTAGAATAGACGTAATAAATCGTATTTTTAAGAGTTTTCCAGAAGCAGACAAGTTCTTAACTCAGTTCTTAACTGAGCGTCATTTGAATTATAAACAGTATTTTAATTACCTATATTCTTGAGATATGCCTCACGAAGTAGAAATTACACAGCAGGAACTAAATACACTAAAAAGCCATGGTAGTGTTTATATTTGTCGTTCGTGCAAAGATAATAAGAATCAGATAGTATTATTAAAGTACAAAGCCGGTGGAATACATCAAGTATTTACCGGCTTTTGTTCTTATTGCGAAAGTTTGTTTGCTGGTTGTGGAACTTGTCAACAGAAAACTAAGAAATAGATACAGGATGCCATCTAGGAGGCTTATCTGGGCAAATAGAACTTGGCATATATAATTTTGCCACAGAGCATCCACACAGTTTGCATTTTCCCAACCCATTAAATGCTTCAGTATCCCAATTTGGGCAAGATAGGCATATAGATTTTCTTTGTTCAAATACTTCTGGTGGAACTTTGCTGAATTTGTCCTTTACGCTCCAGTCATATGCGGCCTTGGTCAGGCTTTTTGCCTTATCAATTAAATTTGGTTCTTTTTGTTCACTCATGATATTTATATGTAGTGTTTAATACCGAAAAACGACTTAATATACCGAAAGAATTTATACTTTTTGGACACAAATATAAAGTCCAAATAGAGCCCGATTTGTTTGAGAAAGAGGATTGTTATGGTTGTGCGGACGAAGACTTGAAATTAATACGTTTGCAGGGAGTTGGCGAAGTAAATAGAAAATATGAAGAAGATGGCGTGGTATATGAAGCCGTGGTCAAAATAACAGAAGAAACGGTGGCAGAAACATTTTTTCATGAAGTGATGCATATCATACTTGATGCAACAGGAGAAGAAACATTGTCTGAGAACGAGAAGTTTGTGAATATAATGGGAAAATCTTTGTTAGAGATATATTTATCTTCAGTATATGAAAAAGAATCCACGCAGTAAGTCTGGATCGAAGGCAAAGTCAAAAAATTCATACGAAGTCATAGAACTTCCGTCATCAAACACGGAAATGGAAAAGTATTTGGAAACGCATCGCCACGAGATCAACAGTCGCATATTGAATAACATTGAATATGGCATAAAAAACAGAATGCCAGTTGTTGAGATCTTCAGTTTCAAAAATTCAAATTTTGTGGTACTGATGAATCAAAAAGATTTTAGGGAAAACATTCAAAACATCATTGAGTTTTCAAAAAAACACGATGATTTTGAAACTTGCCGCCAGGCAAAACAGGTTATGCAAAAGTTGGACATGATGTCCGTCTTTTTTGAATACAAAAAAACAAAATAATATGTCAAAGAAAAAACGCCTACTGAACAAGAAAAAGCACAACGATATAGAAAATAACAATAACCATCAACAACCACAAATAAAACACGATAAAAGTCCAGTAGTGCATCAAAGAGGAAAAATAGAACATCACCTAAGAATATTAGACAGAGAACTGACCGAAAAACAAAAGAAATTTATAGAATTAGCGTTAGATAAAAAAGTAAAAATGTTATTGGTTTCTGGACCAGCAGGTTCAACAAAAACATATCTATCTGTATTAGCGGCGTTGCTGCTAATGAATGAGAAGAAAGTAAGCGATTTACTTTATGTTCGTAGCATCGTAGAAAGTGCTGACACAAAAATGGGCACATTACCCGGCGAAGCAGATGACAAGTTGAGTCCATATAAACGTCCACTAATTGACAAACTTGATGAACTATTGCCGCGAGAAGATATACAATATCTAATAAAAGATGAAAGAATAGAAGGATTGCCAGTTGGATATCTTCGTGGATTGAACTGGAATGCCAAGGCTGTTATTGGCGATGAAATGCAGAATTGCACAAAAAAGGAACTAATAACACTAATGACCAGAGCAGGCGAGTTTAGTAAGATATTCTTGTGCGGAGATCCTCAACAATCAGACATAAATGGAAGAAGTGGATTTCAGGCAATATTCAACCTGTTCAATGACGATGACAGCAAAGAACATGGTATATATACGTTTGAATTCAATGAAGACGACATATTACGCAGTGCCCTAGTAAAGTTCATTGTAAAAAAAGTAAAAAATCTAGGGTAATATAATAACTTCCCTATAAAGTATAAAATCATATATATTTTTGGGTATGCCTTGATATTTATAATCAAACGATATTTTTATTATGGCCAACCAGAAAACAACTGAACTACGCACACTTACTTCAACAAATGTAGCAAATGGCGACTGGCTTCCTATTGTAGATGTTAGTGAATTAACAAGTCCTACTGGGGAAACAAAGAAAATTTCGGCGGCAGATTTGGCCGAATATGTTGTTTCTGGTGGGTTTGCTAACTTTGCAGTGCCGCAGCACGGTTATCAAAGTTCTAACGGATTATCTTTTGCGGCTAATTATGCTCCATTGGATGAATTAAGCATGTATTGCTACGGAAAAGCAAATGACTTGGGAAATAATTTTTCTTTGACCGTTAAAGCATTTATACCATCGGACGCACTTTTAAACGACACGGGTAGTAGAGTTTTATTTGGCGTAGGTTCGCAAGTAGTAGGAATGGCAGACTATGGTAGCAGAGCATACATCGGTGTAAAATCAAGTAGTTTGATTGGATACGTAAATGATGGTACAACGGAAAAAATAATAGAATACCCAGATTTTATAAAATTATATCCGGACAGAGCATTTGAAGCCACGATAACAAAAGAAAATAGTGGCACATTTAGATTTTATATAAATTCCGCTTTAGTCGGTACGTTGTCTGGTGCGCCAAGTTATATCAGCAGTTCGTTTACTACTATGGGAAATGGTCAGAGCGGAAGTCATTGGAACATCAACTCTGTCATTTATGAAGGACATGTATTCAACGCCGCATTGAGTGGAACAAAAGTGACTCAAAATTATTATGGTGGAGTACGAAACAACGACGCCTCGCTGGTTTCTTCATATAGACCAGAGAACCTTAATCCAGGTCCAACACAATGGCTAGATTCTATTGGAGACAATCATCTATTGATACCAAGAGAAGGCGCAGAAGCAACAAGTCCTACCAAGGAGTTTGGTCTAATATTCTTCAGCGATGGAACTTCTGGTTATTTGGGGAATGGAACGCAAAGAAATGTTCTACCGGAAAATTACGTAATAACCGATTGTTTTGTATACTCTCCGGGTCAACCATTGTTTTCTATAGGATCTACCTCGGATGTAGCGGTAGAGGGAGATAGTGGAATATATTCATTCAATAATAACAGAGTTCCACTGGTAAGTGCATCTTATGGCAGAAGCGTATTGCCATTGCTAGAACTTGGTGTAGCACATACGGATAGAAGCTTGTATGTATTTTATAGTGCCAGTGCTGCTCCGTGTACGTTCAGTTTCCAAGGATACACATCAAAGTATGGAGTAATAAATTATATTCCGCCTTCACCTACGCCAACTCCTACACCTACTGTAACAATAACACCTTCTCCGATGCCGCCGACGCCAACTCCTACGCAAACGGGAACTCCTACTCCGACACCTCCATTGCCGCCGGGTATTTATCTCAGCGCAAACAGTTTCAGAGAAGACGACTCTCCTACAGTATTTACTACGAATTCTACAATAACATCACTGACTCGATGGAAGTTAAGAGTAAAAGCAACAGAATTGACGGACGTTGCTCCAAACTTGGCATTAGAGCAAAGAGCAGATGTGTTTAATACTAACTATGTTCCAATAGACGTTCCTCCAGTTGGATTGTATACTACAGAGTTGTATTATGTTGAATACGGAGATACACCAGACATTTATGGAAATTACCCTGTAATATCGGTGAATGGTGGTGCACCATTTACAACAATTACGATGAGCATAGCGACAGCTTCTACGTTCTCTCCTCCACCATTTCCTGGCAGCGACGTGTATTTGTCTAATACAACGTATTCTTTAAACAATCCGCCATACGTTTATACAGGAAATTCATCTGTACTAAGTTCATTCAGGTATAGATTGAGATGTAAGATTTCTGGTAATACAGGAAACGAATTGGCCAGCGCATTTAACTCAAATTCACAGCAAAGAACCGTAGCATTCAATAATAATTACTCGGAAATATTTCCACCGGCAGTTGGGGTGTGGCCAGCCGAACTTTATTGGGTAACATATAATAGTTCTTATACTCCAACGGTACAACCAACGCCCTGGTCCGTGGTAACAATGTCTATAGCAACTGCGTCCGGATTTACTCCAGTGACTGCACCTGCTTATACCGCATCTGGACATCCAAATGTATATTTGAGTACTACCACGGGGTCATCCACCACATTCTCGTATAACAATCCTCCATATATTTATACAACGGATCCTACGGTTTTGGCGGCAACCGCTACGGGTTCTTATAGATTGAGATGTAAAGCACTTTACTGGGACGGCTCGGCTTGGCAATCTTTGCCCGGTGGAACTGAACAGAGAGCAGTTGGATGGAACAATCAATATGGTAAAATATTGCCTCCGTCTCCCGGCATATATAGATTCCAATTATACTGGATAAAATATCCAACTGGCGTATTTGCTTCTTCTGGTACCGTGTACCCAGGTTCATTTTACGAAGTAGACGTAACTATTACTCCATAAAAAATGAGAAGAAGCATTCCACCCAGAGGAAATCCAGAAAAATCCGTGTTCGGTATAATTGGTTCATTGCTCGGATCGGACAATGGAAATTTATATATAAAATACAAAGATGATAGCAGAAATATTGGATGGACATATGTTGGTCAAGATAATAGTACATTGACTCCGACACCTACTCCAACACCCACTCCATCTGCCACGGTTCCATTATCTCCAACTCCATCTTCTACTACTACTCCTACTCCGAGTATAACAAGTACTGTTACTCCAACCATAACCGTAACCCCGACAATATCTGTGACTCCGACCAGAACTCCAACTGTCACCCCAAGTTCGAGTGAACCGGAATTTTCTATATAATTTATGCAAGAAAAAATTGTTATTCACGGAAATCCAAATTCTTCCGTTTTTGGTCTGCAAGGAAATGACATAACAACGGATGATGGAAAATTATACGTAAAAGTTTCGGATGATAGCAAAAACATTGGATGGAAAGAAATACCACCCACTCCAACTCCAACACAAACGGTGTCTATTACACCATCTAAAACTCCAATTGTGTCAAGAACTCCATCTCCACAACCTTCTGCGTTTCCTACTGCCACGCCTACAATTTCAATCACTCCAACGATAACTCCAACCTCCGCGATGGGTAGTTCGAGAACACCTACCCCGACGCCAACAAGCACGCCATTTAAAACGGAAATTCAATATACAATCGTTGCAAATGGAAACGGAACGGTATCAAGAATAGATGGAGACAGTCCAACTGGGCAGATAACAAATGACGGAACTGGAGAAATGCAGCTACAAGCAATTCCCGCAGCCAACTCCCATTTAATAAATTGGACTGCACCAGAAGAGGTGGTATTATCTAACCCACGCTTGTTTAATCCAGTTGCAACGGGGTTTGCAACATTTGATAATGTTGTAATTACCGCAAATTTTGGCAATGGATTGCTGCCTACAAAACAAATTGATGCTGTTGCTGGTATTAATGGAGTAATAGAATTTTATTACATTAACCAAGTTGGAGAGGAACAATATTTCATACTTATTAATCGTGTACCTGGCGGAACATACACCAATTTAACATGCGGTTATATTATAACTAGGAACGCATCGGGTACAGCATATTTATCTGCAAGATCTTGTTAAAATTATTTATTATATCTTGTATATATACAAGAATATAGTAAATTAAATGTTATATGAGTTCTAATGGAAAAATCTTCATACAAATAGCGGCCTATCGTGATCCTCAACTAGTTCCTACAATAAAGGACTGCATAGCAAATGCAAAGCATCCAGAAAATCTTGTTTTTTGTATTGCTTGGCAACATTCACCGGAAGAAAAAATTGACGAGATCAAAGATCTTCCAAGTGTAAAAATTATTGATATTCCATATATGGAAAGTAAAGGTGCTTGTTGGGCACGTAATCAAATACAACAGCGGTATGAAGATGAAGAATATACATTGCAATTAGATTCACATCATCGTTTTGTTAAAGACTGGGACGAAGTGATTATTGGAATGTATAAACAACTGCAAAAAATGGGACACAAGAAGCCATTACTTACTGGATATATTCCTTCGTTTGATCCAGACAAAGATCCGGAAGCAAGAGTACAAACTCCTTGGAGAATGGATTTTGATAGATTTATTCCAGAAGGTGCTGTATTCTTTTTGCCAGCTTCTATAGATAACTGGAAAGAACTTTCCGCTCCTGTTCCGGCTAGGTTTTATTCTGCACATTTTGCATTTACAACCGGAAAGTTTTGTAAAGAAGTTCCACATGATCCTGAATATTATTTTCACGGTGAAGAGATAAGTATTGCAGTGCGTGCATTTACTTGGGGATATGATTTGTTTCATCCACACGGGTTAGTTGCTTGGCACGAATATACTCGTAAAGGAAGAACAAAGCATTGGGACGACCACGGTGCGGGAAATACCAGTAAAATTCCAGACAAAAAAGATTGGGGAGAAAGAAATCATTTGTGCCATCGACGCAATCGTATATTGTTCTCTATGGATGGCGAAAAACACGAAACCATAAAATGGGGCAAATATGGATTTGGAAAAGTCAGAACGTTGAGAGATTATGAAAAGTATGCAGGGTTACATTTTGGAAAACGTGCGGTTCAACAAGAAACAATAGACAAAGCATACCCTCCCAACAAATATCACAAATACAAAACTGAAAAAGAATGGGAAGATTCATTCTTGCAAATATTCAAGCATTGTATAGATCTACCGATTAACGGGTTTAAACTGGATGATTATGATTTTTGGTGCGTTGCGTTTGAGCGAGAAGATAACTCGGTGATACATAGACAAGATGCGGACAAAGCCGAAATAGACAGATTATTGAAAGAAGCAAGAGATCCAAAAGGAGATAAATATATCAAGCTTTGGAGAACATTCAACACATCAGAAAAGCCGCATCATTGGGTTGTGTGGCCACATAGTCAATCTAAGAACTGGGGAGATAGAATTGTTGGACATCTATGATCACATTTTACAATAAAAAAGTAGCGGATGGTGGGTTTTATATCAATATGGATCATCGCACTGATCGCAAGAAGCAATGTGAAGACCAATTTGCTAAGTTTGAAATTTCTGGTATGGAAAGGATGCCGGGAATAGTAAAAGGTGAGTATGCGGGATGTGGAGAAGCGCACAAAGAAATTGTACGCATTGCCATATCTCGTGGATGGAAATCTGTGTTTATATGTGAAGATGATTTTTATGTGATGGATCCACCATCCACTGGAATTGGAGATTATCATTTGCCATACAAAGACACCGTTTTGAAATTTTTGGAGCAATCCGAAAAAATAAATTGGGATGCAATGTTTTTTGGTACAATATTACATTCTCCGTTGGTAAAATTGGACGAAAATGTAGGAAAGATTCAATCTGCCAAATCGGCACACGCGCTGGTTGTAAAAGAAAGTATGTACCAAGATATTCTTAATTGGTCATATGAAAAGTATGATCAATTGGATCATTATTATTATACGACTCTGCAAAAAACCAGAAATTTCATATCCTCGTATCCAATTCTTATAAATCACGGATGGCCCGTTGAAGATTTTTCCGATCTACTAAAGAGAAAAACTACATATCATTATTATACAACGTCCACCTATGCGGAATTTGCAACCGAATTTAGAAAATGAAAATAGTTTCAATCCACGGCTCTCATAACGGCGCAATAGCATTTAATATAGGCGATAAAATTTATGTAGTTGAAGCAGAAAGATTCAACGGATATAAAAATTCCGGAATTAGTCAGTATAAATCTATTCCAGTCGGAGACATACACGTAAAGCAAATATGTGAATATATCAAGCGTAGATATGGAATAGAAATGTTTGATACCTGTGTCACCAGCTATTCTCATTCAGTTAATGTAATAAACGGCGAAAGCATATATGTAAAATACGAAGACAATATTCCACACAAGCAGCCATTACACGATTTAACTCACCATTATTTGCATACGGTTGGAACATATTATCAATCGCCATATGAAAAAATGGTAATAATATCATTTGACGGCGGTGGAAATGATGGATTTTTCAACGGATATGCGTGTGAAAGCAAACAGCAGCCACCAAAATTGTTGTTTTCTGCTGAATATGATATGGGTGCATATATGACTTTTGGTCACTATCTGAAACCAATAAGACAAGAATCTGGCTTTGATGATGGAAATCTTGTGTATAGCGGAAAATTGATGGGATTGTGTGGGTATGGAACCATAAGAACAGAATGGCTTAATGCTTTCAAGGATTTTTATAAAACTAAGGTATACACAAAAAACATACAGGAAAAAATCGCAGAGCTAAGTGCAAAAACGGGAATAATTTTTAGTACAAAAGATAGAATTGATGGTCAAATGGCATATGATATTGCCGCCACTTCACAAAAGGCATTTGAAGATGTATTTTTTGAAGTTGTTGATGAACATATCAAGAAATACCCAGATTATGCAATAGGAATGACGGGTGGGTGTGCACTTAATGTATTGCTAAACACGGAAATAAAAAAGAGATACAACAGAAATATGTTTATTCCACCTAACCCAAGTGATTGTGGGTTGGCAGCGGGAGGAATTCTTCATGTATTAAAACCAGAAAAGCCCGTTGAATTAATTTACTCCGGTATGCCGCTTTTGGATATAGATTCTATTGGATATTACATTTACGAGCATTCGTATACGTGCGATATAACTCACGATGTAAATCTTGATACACTTGCCAAATATATTTGCGACGGAAAGATTGTTGGTGTCGCACGAGGAAATGCCGAACACGGGCCACGAGCGTTGGGGAACAGAAGTATCATATGCGATCCAAGCTTTCCTCAAATGAAAGACATACTAAACGCGAAAGTTAAAAACAGAGAATGGTATAGACCTTTTGCTCCCGTAGTAAGATATGAGGACGCGGACCAATACTTCGAAATGCTACAAGAATCTCCTTATATGAGCTTTGCGTTCAAAGTAAGAAATGAGTATAAGGAAAAACTAAAATCAATAACACACGTAGATGAAACTGCAAGAGTGCAGACCTTGCGAAGAGAAGTAAATCCGTGGTTATATGATTTAATTGGAGAAGTCAAAAAAATAAATGGCATTGGCGTGCTTCTTAATACAAGCTTTAATGTAAATGGTAAGCCAGTATTGTCCACCATCAAAGAAGCATTTAACGTGTTTGATAATACTCGCATGGATGGGTTAATTGTGGAAAATGTATTTATAAAAAAACGTTGATATGAACTATAATACAACATTGGTGACAGGACTATTTGATTTGAAGCGTGGAGAAATGGATACTGGATTCAAGCGTCCATTTAGTCAATATCTTCAGCACTTTGATAAACTATTGCGTGCGTGTAAAAACACACCGATGCTGGTGTATGTGGATGAGTCGCACGTCGATTTTGTCTTAAAAGCGAGAGAAGGGTCCGTTGGCACAGACGTTCGTACTAAAAAACCCGAAGATTTCAGAACGTGGTTTAGTCTGTATGATAAAGTAAATAAAATACGTCAAGATCCGAATTGGTACAATCAAGTAGGATGGCTGGCAGAGTCAACGCAAGCAAAACTTGAATTATATAACCCGCTTGTAATGAGCAAGATGTTCTTGTTAAACGACGCAGCAATTTTCAACCCGTTTGATTCTGAAAATTATTGCTGGATAGATGCTGGCCTTACCCAGACGGTGCATCCTGGCTATTTTAGTCACGACAACGTGATTCAAAAATTAGAGCCGATGTTGAAGAAGTTCTTGTTCGTTTGCTATCCATACGAAACAACCAGCGAGATACACGGCTTCAAGATTGATGCAATGAACAGATACGCAAACGCAAAAGTAAACCGTGTTGCGCGAGGAGGATTTTTTGGCGGAAACAAGAAAGTGTTATCGCAGATAAATGGAATATATTATAATCTTCTAAATAACACGTTGATTGAGGGATATATGGGCACAGAAGAAAGTATTTTCACGCTTATTACATACCTTTGCCCAGAATTGACCAATATAGAAATGATAGAAGGAAACGGGCTGGTTTCAACATTTTTTGAAAGAGTAAAGCAGATGCCAGTTCCGAAGTATGAAATAAGCATACCAAAACAAGACGTTCCAGAGGATGTTGAGTATTTTCAAAGCGAAGAAGAAGTTGCCATGAACAAGTCGGGCAAGGGAGTAAACTTGTATATCACCTGCTTTAATTTGCCACAGCAACTATTGCTATTGATAGATAGTATGGAAAAATATAATCCAGAATTGTTGCGTATAAATAACAAATATCTTATCGACAATAGCACGGACGAATTGACCAAACCGGCGTTTGATGATATTGCCAAGAAGTATGGATTTGAATTGATACGTAAAGGAAATATGGGCGTATGCGGAGCACGCCAATGGGCAGCACAGCATTTTCACGACAGCGGGTCAAAATATATCATATGGTTTGAAGATGATATGCTTATGCAGGACAAGAACGTGTTATGTAAAAATGGACTGAATATGCATATAGACAACTGGGTAGATAAGTGTATCAATATCGTTGAAGAAGAAAAATTGGACTTTATAAAGATTTCATTCAGTGAGTTTTTTGGAGATCATCATAAGCAATGGGCATGGCACAATGTGCCTCAAAATGTAAAAAACAAATATTTTTCAGATGGTACACATCGCATGCGTTGGAAAAATTCCGGCTGTATCGACGGACTAAGTTATTTGATCGGTGATGTATATTATAGCAACTGGCCGAGCGTTATGACTAAAGCGGGGAATTATAAAATATTTTTGGAAACTGTGTATGCTGCTCCTTTTGAGCAAACGATCATGTCGCACGCATTTCAGACAATGAAAAAAGGAAGACTTCGCAGTGCAGTGCTTATGGCATCACTCGTAAATCATAACCGAGTACATCATTACGCTAAAGAAATAAGAAAAGAGTGTTGAGTTATTATGTATTGACCGTTAGTCTGGATTTGGTATATTGAAATATATCATTTATGAATAATACACTGCACATGGGGTCGGAATTGAATGAAACTCAAATTCAGGAAAACTATAATTACTTTCTTGAGTTTTTGAAAGAAAAGTTTAGCAACGAAAGACTGGAAAAGTTACTTGTTATGTATTCCGAGGAAAATCTTGGGTTGCAACTCGCGACCGCACCGGCGTCTGGTAAGAAACATTTTCATAATGCACATGCAGGTGGTTATTTGCAGCATGTTATGGATGTTGAAAAAACCAGCAGAGGAGTTCAAAAACTATACGAAACAATCGGTGGCGAGATTGATTATACGGACGAAGAGCGAGTAATGGCGGCGTTACATCACGATTTGGGCAAACTTGGCGATGAAACTGGGCCATATTATATTCCCAACACAGAAGAATGGTCTGTGCAGAAGCAGGGACTCTTGTTTAAGAACAACACCAAGAATCAGTTTTGGAAAGTAACAGATCGCGCCTTGTATAATCTACAGCGATTCGGTATTGTATTAAGTTGGAAAGAAACTCTTGCTATTAAACTATCCGACGGAATGTATGATGAGTCTGCCGCTTTTTATTTAAAGACGTATGATCACGAAAAGGGCTTAAAGAATAATCTTGCTAGACTTATTCACGTTGCAGACTATCTCGCCTGCAACGCTGAAAATGACATGGCAAAAAGATAATGAATAAAAAACTATTCAACTTTGTTGATTATGCCGCATATATAAATTTGCGGAATAGAGTAGATAAAAAAGAAGCATTGGAGTTGCATTTTTCTGAACTTGGTATTTTTCCATATATCCAAAGATTAGAAGCACCGGAACCGGCTGATTTCTTTAAAATGCTGTTTCCGGACTTTAATGCTTCAAATTTGGACCCTAAATTGGTTACACCTGACGTAAAAGCACATTGTTGCTGGGTTGGTCATTACAAAATAATCAAAGAAGCAAAACGTTTGGGTGCAAAAAATGCTTTAGTGTTTGAGGATGACGCTGAATTTATAAAATCTCCTCATTATAGTTCAATAGATTTGGTAACATCCGCACTCGCTCAGTTAAAAAACATAAATGATTGGCATGCGGTATATCTTGGTGGATTACCGGACCCACATCACAAACAAGCATCATACGAATTAGTTACTCCAAATCTTTTAAAAGTTTATCAAGTATACGGTGCCCATGCGGTATTATATAATTCCACAGTTTTTGATAATCTAATCAACGACTGTGAAAGTTTTTCAAAAGATTGGCCTCCATTGCCAGCAGATGAATACTTGAATAAGATTTTTAAAAATAGGTATTTAGTTTATCCTCTGGCGGTGGTCCAGAAAAAACTAAACAGTGACATCGTTGATGGAAAACGAGAATGGTATGATTGGGAAAAATCTTATGAAAAGATAATGAATAGAATGAATATTTTATTTTGAGACTAGTTGTCTCATAGCGTGTGACAAAAAGGGACGAGTAAAATCGTCCTTTTTTGTTGTCTACGAGGTAAAAGGTGTGACAAAACTGTTGGCACAAAAAATGATATATAGTGTGCGTCGGTGTCCATTATGGAGCCGACATAAACAAAGGATACAAAAATATGAGTACACTAAGCAGATATACACGGGATGAGTTTCTCACCCCATTTGATCGTCTATTTGACGATGTTTTCAACAGTTTCGGCGTAACACCTTACGCTGGATCTTATACCAAGCACAGTTACCC